GAGGTTTGTGTGGATCGGGCCCGAGTAACGTTCCCGATCGGGAACACCTTCCGAGGGAAGCCACGGCCGTTAGTGGGGATGGGGTATAAAACCGTGAAATTGAGTAAATTACGACCAGTAAAGGAGGACCTATGAGTATCAAAATAAACAAGCTAGAAATCGAAAATGTAAAGCGCGTAAAGGCCGTTAAGATCGAACCTACGGCCAATGGGCTGACTATAGTGGGCGGAAAGAACAATCAGGGTAAGACCAGCGTATTGGATGCTATCTGCTGGGCCCTGGGCGGTGAGCGGTACCGTCCATCAGAACCTCAGCGCGAAGGGTCAGTGATCCCGCCTTACCTTCATGTCGTTTTGTCAAATGGCCTAGTAGTCGAGCGCAAGGGGAAAAACTCTGACCTTAAAGTAATCGACCCGAAAGGCCGTAAAGGCGGTCAGCAACTGCTCAATGAGTTTGTAGAGCAGCTGGCACTAGACCTGCCCAAATTTATACAAGCCAGTAATAAAGAAAAGGCTCAGACCCTGCTGCAGATTATTGGTGTAGGGGACAAGCTATTTGAGTTGGAACAGCAGGAAAAGGAAATTTACAACCAGCGACATGCCATTGGGCAGATTGCTGACCAGAAAAAAAAGTTTGCAGCCGAGCAGCCTTATTACCCGGACGCACCTAAAGAACTTATATCTGCATCTGACCTCATCAAACAACAGCAAGAAATTCTGGCTCGCAATGGCGAGAACCAGCGAAAACGCGAAAACCTGCGTACCCTTGAATTCAATTACAACGAAGTGCAAAAACAAATTGCTGATTTGGAAAAGCGGTTAATTTCCTTAAAGGCACAGCGTGATCAGCTGGATGCCGACATAGCCATAGCACGAAAAACAGTTGAACAACTCCACGATGAATCCACTGCTGAGCTTGAAGCCAACATTGCCAACATCGAGGAAATCAATCGCAAAGTCCGGGCCAACATGGATAAGGATAAGGCTGAAATGGATGCCCAGGAATACATCAATCAGTACAATGCCCTAACCGTTAAGCTAGAAGAAGTCAGACAAGCTAAAATTGACCTGCTCAATGGTGCCGATCTGCCCCTGCCGGGTCTCTCCGTTGTGGATGGTGAGCTGACTTATAACGGATTCAAGTGGGACAACATGAGCAGCAGCGACCAGCTCAAGGTAGCTGTGGCCATTGTGCGCCGGCTGAATCCGAAATGCGGCTTTGTCCTTATGGATAAGCTGGAACAGATGGACATAGAAACCCTTAATGAATTCGGAGCCTGGCTGGAACAGGAAGGATTACAGGTGGTTGCTACCAGGGTAAGTACCGGTGATGAGTGCAGCATCATTATCGAGGACGGGTGTATCAAGGGGGCAGAAGCACCCAATATGACTGCCGAGCCAGAAGCAATAACTCCGTCATGGAAGGCAGGTGAATTCTAGGTGCAGATAAGCAGAGGCGTAATTGTAGGAGCTCAAAAAATAGTTATCTATGGCCCGGAAGGCATTGGTAAATCATCCTTTGCAGCTAAGTTTCCTAATGCGGTTTTTATCGATACTGAGGGAAGCACTAAGCATATGGATGTAGCCCGGCTGCCTAAACCCACCAGCTGGACCATGCTTATAGAAGAAGTTAAATACGTTAAGCAGAATCCCCATATCTGTGACACCCTGGTCATTGATACCGCAGACTGGGCCGAAAAACTTTGCATTGAACATCTCTGTGCTCGTGACAAGAAAGATGGTCTAGAAGGATGGGGCTATGGAAAAGGCTACACCTACCTTGAAGAAGAATTCGGACGGCTGCTCAACAGATTATCAGAACTCATTGATGTCGGAATAAATGTAGTTCTGGTTGCTCATGCCTGGATGAGAAAATTCGAGCAGCCGGATGAGATTGGGTCTTATGATCGCTGGGAGCTTAAACTCCAAAAGAAAACTGCTCCACTGGTCAAAGAATGGGCTGATATGGTCCTATTTGCCAATTACAAGACTCATGTTATTAATGTCGACGGCCAGGGCGCTCAGAAAGGCAAAAACAAGGTACAGGGTGGCAAGCGGGTAATCTATACCACCCATCACCCCTGCTGGGACGCGAAGAACCGGCACGACTTACTGCCTGAGATCCCGCTGGATTATGACGAAATCGGGCCGCTGATCATCACCCGGGGGAAGCCAACTGCTCAGGCCCGACCAATTCAACAGCCCGAGCCGGAACAGGTGCCATTGCAGGACGTTAAATTTATCGATTCAACCGAGGACGAGCCCGCCCCCTGGGATGAACCAGTAGACATCCTGGCGGGCGTTCCTAAGCAGTTGGCCGACCTAATGCGGGCAAACAATGTGACGGTTGCCGAGATCCAACAAGCAGTAGCCAGCCGGGGATATTATCCAGCTGATACACCTATACAAAATTATGACCCGAGATTCATTGACGGTGTTTTGGTTGGGGCCTGGGAGCAAGTTTTTAAGATTATTAAAGGGTTCCGATATGACAGCGAAATTCCATTTTAATAAAAAGGAGGATTTATAACATGGCAGATCAGTGGAGCGATTTAGGAACGGAATACAACCCTAATGATGATGGTCGGGCATTAGGATGGGAGGATACTATCGAGCATGATAGCCCGGATTTTGTAATCCTTCCCGAAGGTGATTATGATTTTGAAATTATCGATTTTGAACGGGGCCGCCATAATGGGTCTGAAAAACTACCTCCATGCCACAAGGCGATAGTCCATGTAAAGGTGGAAGGTAAAGAAGGCACCACTATTATCAAGCACAACCTTTTCTTACACAGTAAGACTGAAGGAATGGTTTGTGCCTTTTTCACTGCTATCGGCCTCCGGAAAAAAGGCGAGCCATTTAAGATGAACTGGCCCGCTGTTCCTGGTTGCAAGGGTCGATGCAAGGTCGGGATCCGTTCCTGGAAAAACAATGAGGGCAAGGAAATGACCTTTAATGAGGTCAAAAAGTTCTATGAGCCCGACACCCAGCAAACGATGTTCACACCGGGGAGTTTTTAGCTTATGAAACTAAGACCTTATCAGCTCGAGGCCAAAGAGGCCATACAAGCGGAATGGGCCAAGGGCAATCAAAAAACCCTGCTGGTGTTGCCCACCGGCACGGGTAAGACCATCGTCTTTAGTAAGCTGACTGAGGATTGCGTCAAGGATGGTGAGCGGGTTTTGATACTCGCTCACCGGGGCGAACTGCTTGACCAAGCCGCTGACAAGATGGCCCAGGCTACCGGGCTGGGCTGTGCAGTCGAGAAGGCCGAGGAAAGCTGTCTCAATAGCTGGTTTAGGGTAGTGATCGGATCAGTCCAGACTCTCATGCGGGAGAAGCGGCTGGCTCAGTTCAGCCCTGATTATTTTAGCACGATCATCGTGGATGAAGCCCATCACTGTCTAGCTGACAGCTACCAGCGAGTTTTAAGCCATTTTGACCAGGCCAAGGTGCTAGGAGTAACCGCCACGCCCGACAGGGGTGATATGCGCAACCTGGGTCAGTATTTTGAATCCTTGGCTTATGAATATACCCTGCCGAAGGCCATCCGGGACGGGTACCTATGTAAAATTAAAGCCCAGACCATACCTCTCAAACTAGACCTGGCCGGGGTGGGGATGCAGGCCGGGGACTTTAAGAGTAGCGACCTGGGGACTGCCCTGGACCCGTACCTGTACCAGATAGCTGACGAAATGGCTAAGTATTGTATGGATAGGAAAACAGTAGTATTCCTACCGCTTATAAAAACATCACAGAAGTTCCGGGATATCCTGGAGTCTAAAGGTTTTAGGGCTGCCGAGGTCAACGGGGAGAGCGGGGATCGGGCTCAAGTGTTGGCTGATTTTGATGCTGGCCGGTATGACGTGCTTTGTAACTCCATGTTATTGACCGAGGGCTGGGACTGCCCCAGTGTGGACTGCATCGTAGTCCTGAGACCGACCAAGATTAGGAGCCTTTATTGTCAGATGGTGGGTCGGGGAACTCGTCTATATGATGGCAAAGACCACCTGCTGTTACTGGATTTCCTCTGGCACACAGAACGCCATGAGTTGTGTCATCCCGCGCATTTAATCTGCGAGTCACCGGAAGTAGCCAAAAAAATGACTGAAAACATTGAAGCTGCGGGGTGTCCGGTGGACATTGAAGAAGCCGAGCAAAAGGCTAAAGAGGATGTTGTGGCTGCCCGGGAGGAAGCCCTGGCGAAGCAACTCCGGGAAATGCGGAACCGGAAACGTAAACTCGTGGATCCGCTTCAGTTTGAAATGAGTATCCAGGCTGAGGATCTGGCCAACTACGTGCCGGCCTTTGGCTGGGAATGTGGGCCGCCCTCAGATAAGCAGATCAAAACGCTTGAAAAGCTGGGAATATTCCCTGATCAGATCGACAATGCCGGTAAGGCCGCTAAACTACTGGACAGGCTGGCCGCGAGACGGATGGAGGGGCTTACCACGCCTAAGCAGATCCGGTTCCTAGAGCAAAAGGGATTTCAGCATGTGGGCACCTGGCAGTTTGACACAGCCAAGAAGCTCATAGACCGGATCGCTGGCAACGGTTGGCGGGTGCCGCGGGATATTAATCCGAGTGAGTATAAGCCTATAGATCGGCCTAAGTTTGAATCAAAGGGGGGCGACTGGTGGCAGAGCTTACAGCAATAGAACTACTTCAACACATAGATCCTTCCCGCCTGGACTACCAAGATTGGGTTAATGTGGGCATGGCACTCAAGGACGCCGGTTACACTGCCGCTGACTGGGATGATTGGTCGAAACGTGATCCAGGCCGGTACCACCCGGGAGAATGTTTCCGGAAATGGGGGACTTTTCAGGGCTCCCCCAATCCGGTAACAACTGGCACATTAGTAGCCCTGGCTAAAGATCAGGGATGGGTACCAGAGCGCAGAGACTCCGGACCAGGGCATGAGCTAGAGTGGGATGCCATCATTGGGGGCAAGGACGACCTGGTAGTGGTGGACAAGCACTGGCTGGAGGGGCAGGAAGTAATCGAACCTGAACAATGGGATCCGGTGGCCCACTTGACTAAATACCTGGCTACTCTATTTGAAGCCAGCGAAAACGTGGGATACGTGACCGAAAGCTGGGAGAAGGACGGCAAATACCTACCTACTAAGGGCTGCTGGGACCGGACGGCCGGGGAGCTCATTCAACAGCTAAATAATTGCAAGGGTGATATTGGCAGCGTCCTGGGTGATTACAGGCCTGAGGTGGGGGCCTGGATCCGGTTTAACCCTCTTGATGGTAAAGGCTGCAAAAACGAGAATGTGACCGACTACCGCTATGCACTGGTGGAATCCGACGACATGCCTATAGACCAGCAGCACGCCATCATTAGGGAGCTTGAATTACCAGTGGCCTGCCTGGTGCACAGCGGGGGAAAATCGCTTCACGCCATAGTGAAAATCGAGGCCAGCAATTATGAGGAATACCGGAAACGAGTTGACTATCTCTATGATGTTTGCAAGAAAAACGGTCTCAAAGTAGATAGCCAAAACCGGAACCCATCCAGGTTATCCAGGATGCCCGGGGTGATGCGTAACGGAAAGAAACAGTTCCTGGTGGACACCAATATAGGCAAAGAATCATGGAAAGACTGGCAGGACTGGATAGAGGCAGTTAATGACGACCTGCCGGAACCGGAAAG